TCCCTGGTACGTATCGCGTGTTCTTCGCAGAAGGTAACATACCGTCTGCTCTCGAACCAAGTTGTACCACTTGGTATAAAGCCCCCAGATAAGTAAAACATCCTCATCCAGGGTGAACACTGTTCCGAATCAAAGCGGAAAAGATCGTCTCCAGACTGATTTGAAGACAAACCTTCTGAAGATTTGAAGTTGTTAAGGAAGACCTGGAATAATTCCTGGTTTTCAGTCAACCACCTCTTGATCTCCTCTTCACTGAAATGAATTATTTCAGGGAACTGGCGCCGTAGTTCCGGAACTACCATCCTTACTAGTAAGGAGTAGGTGTTTAAAAATATGCCGCTTAATCCTTCTCCCATCATTATCCCCGATCTGTGCACAGGTTTTTTGAAACCCTTGGGCATCTCAAAATCTCTGTCTACACTAGATAGTTTAATGATCATGGAGAGGAAACGTCTACAGGGATGGGCATGTGGTACCGCTCCCATCCACCCCTCTAGTATCGTAGATATACATCGCCGATACGGGGTATCTGTAGCCGTAGTTAAGTCGGCACTAACGGCCCATGGGAAATGAATGTTATTCATTTCAGCTGTGGCTAGCCCCCCTCTGGATTCCCCATTCAAATAAGCCAGACTGTCGTAGAGCTTTACAGCACTTCGCAGACCTATCTTAAGCAATGGATCCAGATCGATAAGGGCGGGATCTAAAAGATGCCGTCCCATCGAGCCCAGAAGAGAAACGCAGAAGTCGGAGATCGTAATGATCCTGACTTTCCATCCCTCTTCAGGCTGGGCCGTGACTCTACTTGGTAAAGAGCCGGTAATATCTAATATTTCCGGTATCCTCCCATCGCCCATACACGGAAGATCTTCATCGACTGTGAATGTAAGCGAAGAGATTTTTCTAATCTCAAGTTGTGCCCATAAGAATCCTATACGTCCAAATCTCTCATCCACTTGTAGCGGTTGTGGCATGCCGCTAGCACAATAGATGACGGTACCAATGGGAGCGAACTCGCTCCAATTGTTAGGATAAAGGATGATGTTTCCTAGGGTATCATAAAGTTCGGAAACCGGTGGTTCTGGAACGATAAGTGATAGTGGCTGATGCATAAACTCGAGGAAGACCTCGTTTTTAACCTCAGCTCTCTTCCCACCATCTTCGCGTGTATACACACGTGAAGCAGTGCCTGGAGCCTCCCAATGGGACACTACAGGAACTCGAAGGTGGAGAGCCCTTAAAACATTTGACGTGATAATGGAGTAGTCAAAAGACCACTTCGGCACGTTTTCTACGTTCTTGACAAACCCGGACAAAGAAGCACTTACGACGTCTTGGTCACCCTGAGGCGCCGTACGTCCCATAGAAGCCGGCGAAACAGCCAGCTTCAAGTCTTCGAATCCGGGGTTCTCGAACAGGCACCTGATAAGGGAACTAGAGAAAAAGAAAGGTGGAATTCTCCGCCTTCCTTGATGCTTGACCACTAAGGTGATCTCAACATCTGTCAATCCCAGTTTCCTCATCAAATGCGCGCATCGCCTAGCGAGACGCGACCCGAGTATACTCGAGTCGTCATCCCGGGCGGGATCTTCATCAGACAATATGTTCCGAGTCACTTTTTGCCATCTTTTGATAGCAATAGACACGTTACGTAACCCAAAGGTCCCTGAGCAGTACAAAGTATCCCTCAGGTATTTAAGGGTCGATTGAATTTCCATGTCAGACAAGCCAGCTTGGAGCAAAGATGCTTCAAGTGGCAGGACCAGCTTTCGCCAGGTCTCGTCGGCATT